CAAGGTCTTGCATATCAAGTTCAAGCAGTCGCATCATCTCTGCCTTGTCCTGTTCGGTTAGCGTTTCATCCTTACTGATTAAATTCTTAACCACACCAAGTACGCCCTTGTCAGGCAGTACGTCACCAACTGCATCCAATATCTTAGGGGCTTTGTCATTTATGAACTTGCCGACCTTAGTTTCTTTGAACTTCTTCTTATCCTTTTCTCCAGTCGCCATCGCTCACCTCTGTAATGTAGTTTTTGCCGAAGAACTGAATGGCGATGGTTGCACCTATGGTCACGAAGTTCACCACCTCAACAGGTACAAGAGCAGATGAATTTACAAGTGCCGCTGCGTTAAGAATAATATTTGCAAGCACGACAATCCATTGCGCATAAGACCATCCCTCAGCAACCCACTTGCCCGACATCGTGTAGGCGTTGTTCAAGAATACGGTGATGCCTGCAATGATAACGCCGAACCACGCTGCAAGCGTTGGTGATGCAATCGCTGAATAACTCGTTAATGTAAGCACTACAAGTGAAAGTACGTTGAATAGAATGGTCTTTTTCATTTTTATTTGGGTTTAATTATTTTGAAATATTGTTGTCTGTTGCCTGTCTGCTTGTATGATACGTGTATCCAATCAGGTCCATTGATGTTGCCATATTCCCATATCAGTTGGTCAAAGATTAAGTTCGTGCGCATCCATTCATATAGCCGTGCATTCTCGGCGTTGTCTTTCGTGTCGATGTCAATCGCTTCACCTTTCGTGTGCTGTGAATTAACCGCACCACCTACTTGCAGGTTCAACTTGAATGAGCGATAAAATGAATTGATGTGTATCGGCTTGCCGTACCACTCCCTTGCAGGCTCGAAGCACCTTTCAGCAACTAACCGCATTGCAGCAAGTATCGTGTCGTCGGGATGGTTCGTGATGCCATAGCGCAACGCTGTCGGGCTGTGTGTCGCTTCCTTGTACGATATGTGCCTACTTATTTGCATTATCTAAAGACTGCTGAATCAATATGTGCTTAATCTCTTTAATGTCGGTCTTAATTTCTTTCATCTCATCTCTCAACTCCTGCTTGTCTGCTGACCGCTGTTGCTTGATGTTCTCGACTTCATTCTTTATCGTTGCAATATCGTTCTGTGTTGTTATCCAACCGCCAATCATCGTAAGCAGTAACGGCGTTGCTACTGCAACTAACTGCATCAGGTTCACTTCACGCTTTATTGTTGTCGTCATAGTGGTGTGATTCTTATTGCGTATGCGTATATGTTTGAATTGCCGCTGAAGTCAAGTTCTGTGTTTTCATTAATCGTTGCAGGCAATCCACCTGATGCAAGATTGGTTAATGTGTTTTCATAAAATGATTTTGGAGTATCGCCAACCTCGAACGTGTTCCATCCGAATATAGGCAATAATGCTCCGTTCCTAAATTGCAACCACGTCTGCGATGTCGCCGCTGTATTGCGGAACATAGCCAACATATACCACCCTTTCGTTAATGTTATCGGGCTGTCAGGGGCTGCACTAATAACACCAACACTTGAACAATCGTAATCTGTCGCACCACCTATCAACTGAAATTCTTGTCCTGATTCAATCGGGTTTGTGTATGAATATATGCCGAACGATACCAAGCATAGCGTTCCGCTTGTTGTCACTTGTGACTTGAAGTTATCCACCGTGCAATCCACTGGCACATAGATAGGCATAAGCTGCGTTCTTCTTCCTTGTGAACCCGTTGTCAATACTGAATTTTCGCCCTCTGCATACGGTGCTGTGATAATAGGTGTACCTTCCCTGAATTGATATAGTGTATCGGTACTGCCACCACCACCAGTTGCATTTTCCCACTTAGGAACATTACCCGATGAAACGGTCAGCACCTGCCCTGATGTACCAACTGGCAGTCGTGTGATGTTTCCACCGCTTAAATAAAACACATCGCCTGTCGCTGCATTGCTCGGCACAACAAATATCTCTTTGATGCCGTTGTTGGTCCTACACCACATCTTTCCATCCGCAGCATTCATAAACAACTCACCGATATAGATGTCAAGTGAATCCCACGTTCCATCCACGTGGTTGTCTGATGGTGCAACCGTTGGCACTTGTCCTGTTACGGTCGATAGCTTCTGTATCATCCTGCTATCCTGCGTGTTGATTGTTCTCGTAAAAATTGCCATATTATTAAATAGAATTTATCTTGTTTTGTTCAAATATCTCATTTTCATATTGCACAATATCGACACCGCCTGCAACAACAGTCTGCGGCTGTGTTGCCCCTGCATTACGTACCTCATCCACGCCGCCAATCACTTCTTCAATGTCGAAGTCCAGTACAGGCACGCTGCAATTCTCATATCCGTATGCAATCTTGATGCGCATATTCAACACCCATCCATTCAGGCTGTCCTCGAATCGGTCTGCGAATGGTGTCATCGTCACGCTTTCATCCAGTGAAAATTCTTTGTCCTTTACCGTGTCCTTGTACAATAAGGCAACCACATCCTGCGCCACCAGTTGCAGATCGCTGTATATCTCGAAGTCGTTTTTGTCGCCATCCGTAACCAAGTCGGCAAGTATTACTTGAAAACTGATATATGATGCCCTGCCTTGTATGGATGAATCAACCACGTTGAACCACATCAGCGGATAGGTCGGCTGTGATGTGATTGTGCTCTTGTCAGGCATACCGCCATATAATAACTTGCGAAAGGTCACATCATACAGACTGCCTATGCCGAAGCTATTTATCTGCCTGTGCTTTTCTGCTATGCTTTTTAACGACCTTATTAATCGGTTGATGCTGTACTTTGTCTTCACGCTTTAGTTCGTATTTGATTAGCTTCTGAATGTTTTTGTTGGATGTCCTTTTATTTACCATTTACGTTTCTTGTATGGTTCTTGGAATCGTGGAATGCCTGCCCTGTCGATGAAGTCATTGTCGCCATCGTCAAGCAGCATTCCGCTGAAGTAGTTCTGTATGTTCGGCTGTATGTCGTCGCCTGCATCGTTGCCGTTCTCATATTCGGGGAATAAGGTGCTGTTCTCGCATAGATATGCCGTGATGCGCTCTGCGTACCATTGCGCCCTGTTCTGCCACCAGTCGATTACATCCTTAACATCCTGCATCGATACCTGTGTGCTTGTTTCGCTCACCTTAGTCATTATTCCCTTGTTCAAGTACCGCACGCTGATATACATCGGCGAATCAGCAAGTATGTAAGCAATCATGCAACGCTGTATGTAGTCGTTCATTAAGGTCAGGTAATTGCCTGCCAATGTACCTGCAACGACATCCGACTTCAACTTGTTGTACAACTCAGTGCCAAGTATCGGATGGATGCGCTGTTCTTGCACATCGTCAATTAACTGACCAAGCACCTTATAGTCGATGTTGTCGCTTAGTACGCTGTTGTTTTTTAGGTCTGCTTCTGATATGAATCTTACCATCTTATATTTTATTTGTCAATTATCAAAACTTGTTCCCACGTATGCCTGCAATATGGTACGTGTAATAACCCTGCCGTGTCGGGTACCGTGTACCAACCGCCTTTCATTCGCCATACGTCATATCCGAATATAGCACTCAACCTGTCTATATCCTGCTTGCTGTATAACTTCTTGCGCTGCATCATCTTTTGGCAGAACTCACGACTTTCACCGCCTGCGCTTAATGGTGGCGCATCGCTCCTTAACGCATAGCGATACATCGTCGTGATGCTTGGTATCTTGCCCTGTGGCGTGATGCCATCCCTACCCCTTGCCGTTGGCGTGCGCAGTATCTGTCCATCACGTTCTGATTGCTTCAACCTGCCATCAGTGGTCATCTGTTCGATTAGGTTCTTTATGCGTTCAGTTTTCTCACGTATCGCCTTTGCAATGTTCTCAATGCTGATGTCGGGTGTTTCTTGCAGTATCTTCAATATTTTATTTTCAAGCAAGTCTTGTTCAACAAACTGCTCCGCTTCATATACGCTGTTGAAGTGCTGCCGTACTACCTTGACAATCGTCACGCTGTCCTCATCAATGCCGAATGTAGCAGCTATTTCAAGGTGTTTTTTCCAGTCCTTTGAATCTTTTACAAATTCATCCATTGTGCTTTCGCCAAGCATCATATCGATGTCGGCATCGGTCAATCCATATCCACCACGCAGCATAGTAACTGCCTGCTCATACGTCAATACGCCTTTGCCATATTTGTTTATGATGCGCATCACGTTCTGCATCTGCCTGCCAGTAAGGTTGCGCAACGCATCATTGACCTGTGCCTGTTGTGCCTGCTCTTGCTGTTGCTCGGCTGCTACTTCCTGCTGTGCAGGTGTAATCGGTTCAGTTGGTATGATTGCAAACGCATTCGATATGCCTGTGATGTTCTCTGCGTGATAGTTGATTATCTTTTCAACAATCTGCTGCCTGCCGTTCACGTACGTGTTCTTGAATAACTCATACGCATCAAGCATCTCTGTTCTGCCACCCAGTTGACCCTCGACGCGTACACCCATAAGCATAGGGCTTACAATCTGATGCCCGACAAATATCTCTTGCAGCACGGTCTTGTTTAATATCTCGAACTTGGTATCGCTGTCATCGGGTTCCAGTGATTCGATTACAGGTGCTGCATCTTTGTTCGGCACGAAGTTCAACACGAACTTGCCTGCATTGTCCGTGCCTGCCTTTGTGTACTTGAACTGCTTACTTATCGCACGCATCTCTTCTGCGGTCGGCTGTTGTGCAATGAAAGTAATTACCTTGCCGCCCCAAAATCCGTTCTTGATGTTGTTCAGATGGTAGTTGCTGATTTCAATATCCGTTTCTATGTAAGGAATGCAACCGATGTAGTTCGGTATTGGATAGACCTTTGAGCCTGGTCTATACACCTTGTAATAAAATATCTGCCTGCCTTTGCGCTTGGTTATGTCGAATGCAGGATATTCAATGACTTCAGGCGTGTTGTACTGCGCCCATTGTGGGCTATAATAGAAACAACTGCCATCCACATTCGACCGCACATTCTTGAACTCCAATACTTTCATCTCATACGACGTACCTGCCCGATTCCACACGCATTCAATAGCACAACCATTATACAACTCCAAGTCTGTAATCAGTTGATAGGTGAACTCGTTCATCGACTGCCATCTGTTCACGCTGTCGTATAATGCCTGCACCCTTGCATCCTGAACCTGCACCTCTACACCCTGCCCATATACATAGGTAATCTTTGAATTGACAATCGCATTGTGCTTTGCAGAACGATTGTATAGTTCAATCAGATAGTTCGGATATAGATTGTCCTCACCATACGTCACATATCCATCACGTGGTCGCTCGATGTTGACTGGTATCTTGTGCGCTTCAAGTTGCACCTCATATAGGTTAGCCTTATCAGTTGTTTTTCTCATATATCGTATTCGTGTTGTTTACTTGATGTGCAGTTATTGTGCTGCGTTGCCAAATTACTAAAGCCAAGCCACGTTCAAGAACTTGACCTGCTCCTGTTAGCACCGTGTATTCGTGATAGCCTAAGTCAAGATTCACTTCGCCATTCGCTGCAACAGGGTTGGTTGTGTCCTTTATCGTAAGCAGGTTGTATCGCTGCCTGTAATTGCTGATGTCAACCACGTTGCACTGCTTGACTTCGTTTGTTTGCTTGGACTTGAATTGAATAACGAAATTCGTTTCGTCGTAGTCGGTCATTTCGCTTGCAGTGACCACCACCGTTGAATTGCCGTTCTTCTGCATTATTATCATAATAGTAAATAGAATATTGGCAAAAGTGTAATAAATAAAAATGCCCCACCATTACGGCAGGGCATTCTACAAAATCTATGAACCAATTATGCAGGTAGCAATAGTGCGGCAATGATGCCTGATGCAACTTCTTTCGCAGGCAGTGGCTCTTTGCCTGTGAACTCTAATTCGTATCCGTTTCGGTCGTCAATCAATTTGCCGAATGTCGCAGTGCGGTTGATAAGGTTCAAGCCGTAGCCCTCACCATATAACCAGTATTTGTCATTGGAATCTTTAACGATGATGCAGACACGATTCTTGGCAACGATGTACAACTCATTGCGCTTGTTCGTTTCTTGCTTGTACAACGGAATCTTGACAGACTGCTCGTGTGCAATAGTGCCATTCTCGGGCTTCTTGATTGCATTCTCTGACACCTCGCCTTGTTCTGAATAAAGTTCGTATGTCCAGAACTGCTTGCCCGATGCCATTGTGATTGCAGTGATTGCGCCTGTTACCGTTGTAACTGCTGTTACGTTATTGAACTCGGTGATATATATTTCTTTTACACCACCTGCATTATCGCCTAAGCAGTCAAGACTGAATCCTTGTGTTAGTAAACAACTCATATTCGTAAGGTGGTTTTAAGTGATGTTAAGAATTTGAATATTCAACGATTTCAGATGGGAATGCAACCTGCCATCCACGACGATAACGGAATGAATATTTCACGTTCTGGTCGTCTTGGCTGTACCACATTTCTGCTGTTTCTTCTTCGTTAAGCAAGTCAACGCCTAAGAATAAGTTGCGGTCAGGGTCCATCGCAAAGATGAACGGATTGTCGCCAGTGCTTGCACCTAACCCATCAAGACCGTGTACAGGTATGATTTCGTGAACTGAACCTTCAGCAAATATGTTCTTCTGATTGCCGCCCACAGGGAAGTGGAACAAGTTGTCGATGAACATCTTTTGGCGATACAATTCAGCGATGTCATATCCGCAGAATATCTTAACGCCTGCATTACCTTTCAACTGAACAGGAATCTTGGAAACTACATTCTGCATGATAGTGCGCACGTTTGATGTGGTCACTGGTCCTGATACCGCAGTAGCTACATTCGTACCCGTTGCAGCCTTAATGATTTTTATCAAACCATCATAGATTGACAAGTATGCAGATGTTGAAGTCGTGTCGCCCTGCCAGTCAGCAGTTTCTTGGTGCTTTTTAATTTGAGCAACGATGTCTGTTACAATTACACGTGGTATGTCGGATTCAGAATATTTCTGTCCGTTCTTAAGCAGGATTTGTGTCCATTTAGCTTCAAGAGTACGTGGACAAAGTGTGTCCTGATACTTAACCGCTTTAGCATCAATCTCACGCTGCGTGAATGCAGTCGTACCTGATGCAAGGAATGAACAACCCGTACCTGATTGTGGAATCGGCGTGTTGGTTAGAATTTGTAAAGCCATTTTGCTTTTTACTCCCACTTGCACGTTTGCCAATGCAGCGGTCTCACTTTCAAAGTGTAAGGCTGTGAGCAACTCCTTACTTGTTTGGTTGACGTAATCGGTCAACGAATCTACGTTAAATGCCATGTTATTTAGTTTTTATTGTTTTTAATGTGGTTATTATTGAATCTATTTTTTGTTGCTTCTTGTCCTTTGCTGTGGTGAACTGCTGATTTTCTTTTTTCAGTTCTGCTGTTGGCAGGTCGCCTATTTTCTCAATCAGTTCAAACATCTGCTTGTTGGTTTCTTTCTGCTTGTCGATTTCGTATTGCATCGCTGACATCTTGCCCTCGATGGCATCCATCAGTTCCTTTAACTTCTTGCCCATATCTTCTTCTTCTTTCTTTGGGTACATACCTGCTTCTGTTTCGGCAGGTGCTTCAGGCAATGCAGTTTCAATCACTGTGATAAGTCCGTTCGCTGTGGTTACCTTAGTGCCATCTTCAAGTTCGTGCGTTCCATCAGGCGCAGGGTTAGTGCCTTGCTCCGTAACGACCATAAGCGGATAGCCCACTTCAAGTTCTTCATACGTTACCATAGTGCCATCTTTCAGCTTGCCCTCGCCCATCATCTTCTCTTCTTCTTTGGGTTTTTCTGTGGCTTCAGGCATAGCATCGCCAAGCCCTAACAGGATGCGCATCTTTGCGAATTTTTCTTCGCCGATTAGTTCTTTGATTGATTGTCTAATATCTGACATAGCAGGTTGTTTACTATAAATAGCAATCCTGCATAGCTGTTCAACTTAGAATTATGAGATAAGAATTTTTATCCTTTTTCGCTACATATAAAACCATTAAAACATCAGTAAAATCAACTGAAACAAATTATCTGAAAATTCAATGGAAATCTGTTTCACTATTGCTTTTATATCATAATTACATTTGCTGAAACATCAGTAAATACTGCTGTAAGTAATTAATTCAAAATCAATGGCACATCACTTACACTTCTGCATTGCAAACAGAATCACATTTGCTGAATCAAAATAAAAACTATGATAAATACAACAACAAACCAAGTAAGCCTGAAAGTGATTTCAGATGATGAACTTCAAGAAATTAGAAATAGCCTTGCCGAAATCAAGGATATGATAAGGACAAAAAATGAAGAAATTATTTCAGAAACCTACATTGATTCAAAAAATGTTCCCAAGCTATTAGGCATAAGTAACGCAACATGGCAATCATATAGGGATAGACGAAGATTTCCTTTTATTCAGATAGGTACTAAAATTTGGGTAAAGAAATCAGATATTGATGCAATGATGAAAAAGCATTACTATAAGGCTAAGCCAATAAAGAAGAAATCAACTTAGAACTTCTTTCAGCTTGTTGATGACCTGCTCATCCGTTGCAGTAATCAACTTCTTTAAGAAGAATCCCTCTACGCTGAACCCTTTGAATGTGCCTGCCTTTATCAAGTTCCACACCTCGTCATTCTCTATCTTATACGAACCGAACCAACTGCCATCGGGTATGTTGTCGAAGCCTGTCGGTGCTGTTATGCCACGCTGTTTGTCGATGATGAAACTCTCGAACATATACACGCCATCGACCTGTTGTCCGTTGTGCATCAAGTTCACCGAATGCTGGAACCCATCCTTGTGATACTTCATTACAAGCTGCTCAATAGTCGCTGCATCAAATACGACATAGAACTCGAAGCCATCAGCACCCTTGCGATATATAGGCAGGTTGGCAATCATTAGCGGTCCAGTTACTATCCTGCGTTCTTCATTTTGTACTGCAAATTTCAACTTCTGCTCACGGTCTATCTGTTCAAGTTTACGTTGCGCCCATTCGATACCTGCATCGCCACCCCACGCAAGCCACATCAACCGACCACACCCATCGCCAAGTTCTTTCTGTGAATTTTGTCTGTGGCGTTCAAATGCTGCCATACGTGCAATCGTGTCACGGCTGATAGGTTCGCCCTTTGCAAGTTGATTCGCCCTTGCCTTACCGACTGACGTACCACAATCGCCCCATCCATTTTCTTCAGCCCAACGCAAAGCAATCTTTGCATTCTCTGATGCCTGCTTCGGATAGTCGTCATAGCTGTCTTGGAACTGTTCCGACATCTCTTTATTCTCATACATACTGATGCACATCGCAATGGCTTGGTCTTGCTCCTTGCCCTCGTCAATCATTGCAGGTATGCAGCGTGATAGGAACTCTGACTGCGTTTCGCCTGCCTGTGGCTCGATGAATATCTCTGCATTGAACTTCATCCACATCCGCTCAATAGCAGGTTGGTCAACTAATGCAACGGCGTTCAATCCTGTATCGCTGTTGTCGTCAATTATCATTTTGTAAATTGGGAACTTATCCATATAGTGCTTTTGTTTTTATGTCTGTTATTCGATTCTGTGATGTGCTGATATCATCTTCAAGGACATACGCCTTAATCGGTTGCTGCCCTTGTTCTTGCCCTTGTGGAATGATTGTGCCTTGTGGGTTGAATGTTGGAACGGTCGGTGCTGTTGGTGCAGATATTGAACCGCCACCACCGCCACCTGCTCCTGCACTCGACACACTGCCGCCGCCACCCTCGAATTTCTGTTTTTGAATTAACGCAACACGTGCAAGACCTGAAGCAAGTGCAATACCTGCCGCAATAGCACCCCTTACCGGTGAAGTGACTTCCGCAATCGGATTGAACTGCGACTTGTATGCTGATTGTGCTGATAGTACTGTGTCGATTGTCGCTTGTGCAATACTTACCGCCTTATTGATGGCAAACACCCTGCGTGCTGATGCAGTGCTTTTCCCCTGAAACGCTTCAGTTAATTTCTGTATTGTAGAAAGTGTATCCTGCGTGGATTGTATCTTAAATGCGTTAATCCTGTTTAATCTGTCCTGCTCCGCTTGTATATCTTGCTTTTGCTTTTCCTCACGTTTTTTTCTTTCATCTTCTTCAATCTTCTGTCGTTCTTGTGCTGCCTCTTCTTCTGTCTGACCGACTTTCGCTGCAGGTGCTTCAGGTGGTGGCGCAGGTGTTGTGGTTAATCGTTTCAAATCTGCTTCGGTAGCTGCAATCTCTCGCTGTTTAGCTAAGAACGCATCACTGCCTATTACGAGATTGTTTAATTCCTCTCGCAGTCTGGTTAGCCTATTGTTGTAATCATTCAAACTGCCGCTTACATAGGTCTTTGTCTGTTCATCTACTTTAGATATGGAATCGTTGTACTTATCTGTTTTTTGGGTAGAATCGTCAAGTGTTTTGTTCAAATCTTTTTGGCTATCATTAGCCGCGTCTGAACTCGTAACCCAGTTCAATACTTTGCTTGCACCACTTTGAACAACATCAATGAATTTGCCTATAAGCGGTATATTTTTTAATGTATCAAGAAAGCTATTAATAGCCTGCTTGACCTTTTCAAAGTTGGCTATCAATGCCCCAAGTGCGACCGTTACCAACCCTATGCCTGTTGATGCAAGTGCTATCCTGAACAATTTCAATGCGCCTGTCGTTCCGCCGACTACTGTTGCGTATGCTGATTGTGCTGTGGTCAGTGCAACAGTCTTGATGAGGCTCGCCTGCTTCAATCCATCCGCAATAGATTGTGTAGCCTGCAATAGTGCCGTTGCTGATTGAACCTTAACTAATGTGGCTTGCAGTTCTTCATTCTTTGTGCCGAATAACGCCGTTGCAGATATGGCTGCTGTCAATCCACCTGCCACCGTTTGACCGAATGCAGCGAATGCCTGCGCCTTTGCTCCAGGATCAAGTGCGTTGATCTTCTCTTGCAAATCTTTTACTTGGTCACGTGCTTCGGCTGCTTTCTTTGCATACGTATCTGATAACGCTTTGTCGCCTGCCTTTTCCGCTTCCAATGCAGCAGCAGTCAACTGTTTTATTTCGTTGCGTGCTTCCTTAAGCGCATTCGTGCTTGCCCCTGTGTTGACCTTTACATCTAATACTACTTCTGCCATAACCTTAAATAGAAAATGTTAAGAAATGAATTGCAATATCTCGAGTGCCTTGTCCTTACGTGCCACCGTGTAATATGTCGTCTGTGCATATCCGTTCGTTGTAAAGTTCGTTGACCAAGCAGAATCCTGACCGTTATCGAACCATAAGCGCAAGCGTGGTGAACCCACACGCCAGTCATCAACGTGGTTTCGTACTGAATTGATTAAACTCACATACTGCTGCGTGGTTAGTTCTGCTTTGAAATATTCAAATAGTTCTGCAATCTGAAAGTTGCGCACTTCCTCATACTTATTATCTGCAAGCACCTCAATGCTTGATAGTATGTCGTTATCGTAATATTGAATCACGTTGCGAACTGCTCCGCTTGGTATTGTTTCTGTTGTTAGTCTTATTGTTATCATCTGAAATAAAGTGCTACAATTAAGTTTACGTTTGTTGGATTTGTCGCCCAAGTAGGTGTTGTGAATTTTAACTCGAAATAATCGCCCGAAACAAACGATGCACCCGATAACCCCGTTGCTTGTACATATACGTTTGCCGCATTCATCAATACGCCCGTTGATATAGTGAAATCTGTCGTGTTGTTTTTTCTTATCGCCAACGTGCCTGATTCACCAGTTCCGATTGTACCTGCTACCCTGACCATTATCGATGCCGCAATCAACTCGAATGATGCAGCTACATAATGCCTACGTGCCGCCGCCGTTGTACCCCAATCCAATGATGCAGATAAGTCACCTGCATAGTAATTCGTCGCATCTAATGGGTTGAATGCCGTTGGTGCGATTCTGTGCATAAACACGCCCGACTTCTGATTGAATGTAGTCCAATCCGTTGATGACAATGCACCCCTATTGGTTGATGATGCAGTTGGTATGTTAATTGTAATCGTGCCGCTTGTCGTTATTGGCGAACCGCTGATATTTACATCGCTTCCTGTCGTGCCTGCTGCAACTGCTACCGATGTGACCGTGCCGCTTGTTAATGTTGGAAATGTTTGCAAACTTCCATCGCCACGCACATATTGCGAAGTGCTGCCACCTAATACCGTGCCAAGCGACTTGTTTTTCCATAAATTGTTCGTTCCTGTTTCATAAACAAGCAGATTGTTATTTGCAGGCGTTGTGATTAGTACATCGTGCAATTCGTTAAGTTCATACCCGTTCTGTGGCTTAACGTAAATCTGACCATTACCTGCATTCGCTCGTTCTACTATACCAATATACACAAGATGGTTCGGAGCAACTGGCTTCGTTGCAGTCAAAGTTCCTGCCGTAGCCCCTAAGTACAACTGGTCACCTGCCGTATAAGCTGACGTGTTCACGCCCGATATTACGCCCTGCGTTATGATGAAACCTTTTTGATTAGCACCTATGCTCGAACTGAATACAACACCGACCGTTTGCGCTGAAG